TTATTCACCAATTTCTTTTCTGAATTTCTTCCAACTTTTATCATCCATCATTGTGGCCGGACAGTGCTTTCCATTAACATCAAAATGTCTAATTACTTTTTTGGCATTTGGACAATATTTTCTAATGTATTTAATCAAACTCTTAACTGCTGCAATCTGTAATTTTGAATACGGTTCTTTCTCCGTAGAACTGCATAATTCAATTGATACAGAGTTTAGATTTGTACATTTTTTGTAATACTTTCCTCCACCTGTTTTAGCACAGTCTGCATACTTATCACCACCAACTGACCAAGCTGTTCTGTTCATTGGAATACTTCTTGCAATATTTCCTGATTTGTCTACAAAAAAATGTGCTCCTGCTAATCTGGTGTTCCCAGTAGCATAATAATCTACATTGTTTTTTGCTGTGTCTCCTTTGTTTCCTGTGTAGTGAATTACTATGTATTCAACATTTTTCTTGTTTCTTTTCTTAGGGCTATAGCTTACTGCCTTAGCCATTCTCTTGTACATCTTCATTATTCTTCCTCACTTTCCACTTCCGGCAATCCTGCAACACTTGTTAACATACTAACCACTCCTGCTGTTGCAGAAATTCCAATTATTGAAACCCAATCAAGCTCTGTGATTAAATTTCCAACAGTAATTAATGATACTGCTGTCTGTGCCATTGTTTTTACAGCTCTGACACCTGCTGCCTTAATCCATTTCTTTGTCTTGTTACTCATTCGTTACTCCTTTCCCTGCTTCATTGGCAGTTCCTTTACTCTCTTATAAATCTCTGTTCCTGTTCCATTTCCTCCCAAGGCATGATAAGCATTATACAGATGTTCAAAATCATCCAATGCTTCCACCGATATATGCTCCTGAGCTATGTACTGTTTTCCCAGCGTGTATATCTTGTTATGCAGGATGGCTATAACTCCGTCCTTAATTAATTTATATGATGAATTTTTTGACTTTGCATAATTAACTGCACTAACAAAAATTGCACCGATTAATGAAGGAATCCCACACAAGGATAAAATCTGATAAAGTGTCATGTATATCTCCTTTTTTATTCTGTTGTTGTCTGAATGCTTGCTATTTTATTATCTATGTATGTTTTAATATCTGCCGCATATGTTACTTCCTTTACTCCTATTTCTTTTATAGAATATTCGGTGCTGTCTGTTAAATGTGATTAGTCTCCAATTCTTCTAAATGATTTTCGTTTTCTATTTTTCTATCTGTTTCAATGTATTCTCTTTCTATGTCTATTGGGTCTATAGCGTCAGAATACTCTACTCCATCACGTTCAATGTAAAATCCCGCATCAGAATAAGTATGATTAAATTCTATTCCATTTATGGTTACGACTTCTTTTATCAACATATTTTTTACCTCTCTTTCTATTCTGTATACTCACTAAGTGGTTTTATTTGATTAGCATACACTGACCAATTAGTTGCTGTTTTGTATTGCTTTATTAATTCGTCAGGAACATATATGTAACCATTTCCTGATTTTATTGGAGTTCCCAAAAATGCATCTGAGTGTTTTAATTTACATACTGTTGGACTTCGTAAAATTACACTTGTTAAAGTTATACAATCTTTGAATGAATAACTATTAATACTAGTAGCTTTGGGTAATTCTATTGATGACAAGCTTGAACAATTTCTAAAAGTAGCATAGCCAATAGTAACTATCCTAGACAGATTTACTGTTGTTAATTTTGTGCATTCACTAAACATAGATGAGATATCTGTATCTGTAGCATTTTCCAAATTAATTGAGACTATCTCTTTTGAATAATTAAACGCATTATTAACAATACTAGTTACATTAGGCATATTTATTGTTGTTAGTTTAGGGCAATTATAAAATGCATTTCCTCCAATACTTATTGCTTTCGGTAAATCCACAGTAATTAGGCTAGAACAATCTTCGAATGCACTGTTGCCAATACTTACAACTTTTGGTAAATTAATTGAGACTATACCTTTACAACCACTAAATGCATATTCTTCAACATTAGTGACGTTAGTAACAAAGTCCAATGATGTAAAACTATTACAGTTTCTAAATGCATATTTACCAATATTTGTAATCTCATGCGAAAATGTCAAAGTAGTTAAATTATGACAACAGTCAAATGCATTATTACTAATGTCTGTAACTTTTGGCAAATCTACAGTAGTTAAGGCTAAACAATTTCTAAATGCCTCACTACCAATACTTATTACATTAGGCATATTTATTGTTGTTAAAGTCTTAAAATAGTAGAATGTATAATCGGCAATGCGAGTTAAATATTCATTATCAATTTCATTTATTGCATCTTGTTCAATAAGAGATTCAAAATTCATCTCTCCATTTGCGTTATTTCTTATTATAGTATTCAATTGTTTTAAATTATTTACTATCTCTTTTCCTGTCTCATTAAGCAATAATGTTTTTTTTATAATACTCATAATTGCGCCTCACTTTCCACATATTCGCTAAGCGGCTTAATTTTATCAGAGCAATTACTCCAATAAGTAGCAGCCTTATATTGTTCCACTAATTCATCAGGAACATATATATAACCAGTCCCATTATATATAACCGTATTGTCCCATGAATTTGTTTTCTTAACAGTACATACTTGTTCTGTATTTCGTAAAATTATACTTGTTAAATTAGAACAGCCATCAAATGCAGCATTGCTAATTTCCATCAAATTGGATGTGTCTATTGTTGTTAGACTAGAGCAATTTTTGAATGCGTGCCATCCAATACTTGTTACTTTTGGTAAATTTACAGTAATTAAGGCTGAACAATTTTCAAATGTATTGAAGCCGATACTTGTTACTTTTGGTAAATTTACAGTAGCTAAGGCTGAACAATTTACAAATGCACCATTACCAATACTTATTGCATTTGGTAGAAAATCAACTATAACCAAATTCGGACAATTACAAAATACGTAATCATCAATAGTTGTAACGCTTTGTAAATTCATAATTGTTGCTGGACACCCTCTAAATGCCGAGTCCCCAATACTTATAACCTTAGGTAGATTAATTAATGTTAAAGATTTACAATCCCAAAATGCGCCTTCTCCGACACTTATTGCATTTGGTAAATCTATAGCAGTTAAATTAAATCGACTGTAAAATGCATAGCTTCTGACATTTTTAATATTATTGTTTGATAATTCTTCTGGGGGACCATCCATAATAAAAGATAAAAACATTCCATCGCTACCATCCATATATGCAGCTGTATACGCTTTTAAATCATTTAACTCCTGTACAATTTTCTTGCCTGTTTCATCCAATAAAGGAAGTTTTGTTATTTTTTCCATATATTACACCTCACTCTCATCACGCTGTATTACACATAATGCTCCATCCTCTACGGTAAAAATGGCATTCTTGCTTCCTGTTCCTGTGATTTCTTCCAATATTTCATTGCCTTGCTTTTCAATGGCCTGAGCCTGCGCCTGCGCAGTTTTATTAATGGCACTAATCTGACTTGTAGCTATGTCGTTAATATTTATAATCTTTCCTTGTGCCGTTTGAGTAATTCCTGTTTTCTGTGCATCTGCAACTGTGTGAATTCCACCTATCTGTGCATTTGCAGCGGCATTAACTGCTTCTATACCTGATTTTGTATTCTGATTTGCTACAGTATTAATGTTAACAATCTGCGCAGATGCTGTAGTGTTAATATCTTCAAGCTTTGCATTCGTAACATTAGCTATGTCTTCCATCTTTGCAGTTGTAAGTGTTGCTATGTCATTGCTTTTTGCTTCTGTTAAAGAATTTATTTCTTCTATGCTGTCTACTCTCTTCTGGTCAAACTCAGCTATTTTATTGACGACATACTTTAGATGTTCCTGCTCTATTATGTATATCTCTGCTATCGCACTTCCCAGACATGTTACTTCTGCCGTGCTGGCATTGTTTGTAAAAATTCTAATGTATTTAACATCATATTCTGTTGTTCCATATTTGCTCAAATCTATGATTTCATCAATGCTTCCTGAATAAAATTCCTTATTAATCGTTTGCTGATACTCGTTCTGGAATTCAATTCTAGTGTTGGATGATGATACCTTTACCCTCACATATGGTGCATTAACTTCAATTGGTGGTGTTGCACTACTTGTTTTTACAGTCTGTTCATTATGATGAAACAGTGACATTGCCACATTCTTTGCATTTTCAACATTACCTACTGCTTCATTTACAGTACTATCAATCTGCTCTATTGCTGAATCCTTTGTTTTCTCCATTTCCTGTATTTGTTCATCAATTTTCCCATTGATTTTCCTAATGTAATCCTTAAGATTAATTCGAACCACTTCACCACCCTGTTCGATTTCAAGCATAAAACCATCTTCTATTAGTTTTTCAGCCTTGGTACTAACTTCTTTAAACATATACCTGGCATATTCATCTATGGTCATTCTCTGAACTATCGCATATGTAATTTCAATTGTTCCCGATCCATTAATCCAAAAACCTACCGAATCGTCAGAGCTATCATATGGAATTACATAAGGTACTTCATCTGTACTGGCAATTAATGTTTTCTTCCCATCTTTTTCTGTGTAATATCCTGCATTCAAATTCTTTGCATTTGTATCAGTTATTAAAACCTGTAATCCGGGATTATTCTTTACGTTAAGAACTTCTTCATATGCTGTCGCTCCATTACTTGTTGAAAGTTCCTTTTTCCCTTCTGAAAACCTTGCAAGAACGTGAATTGAATCGTCTATTTTCTTTATCGCTGCTGTTAATGCCCCATACTCGTTTGTTGAGGTTATCTTTCCATCTTCAACCAGTTCCTCTCCGACTTCAATCTTCCACTGTGCAGAATAAAGAACCCTTGGGTTTTCTCCATCAGTATCAATTACCATTACCTCATACCAACTGTTTCCAACTGCTGCTGCGTCCTGACTTCCCAGTGCATACTCTATCTTTCCCTCATTTGTAATAGTTCCCGGATTAATCAAGACTGTCTTGTCTTCCTTAATTCCCTTAATCATTGCCCAATGTCTCTTTGGATCTAACACTACCGGAAATGTTCCCCTGCACAGTTCTATTCTTATTGTTCTTGAATCAACTTCTCCCTTCTTTATCTGTAGCTGTTTTCTACAGCCTGACAAGTCAACATCAAGAAGTAAATCATAATACATCATATATCGGTCCTCCACTGAAAAAAGCATAGCAACAAAATAGGGGGGAATTCTATCCCCCCTTAAGCTAATCACTTATCCAAGACTTAAGCGTTTTGTTAAATAATTTTTTATTTTTCCACTTTCCTGTGTTCCACAGTTTTGTTCTTATCTCCTTTCTCGTCTTCTGGGAATCTGCCTGAATGTATTCATCCTTAAGTCTGCTTACTTCCCATTCTCTTACTGTCTTTCTTGATTCATCCTTTTTCTTGTCATTCAGATACAGTTTGCTTTTCTTCATAAAATCAATGATTTCAGCCTTTTCCTTTTCATCACCATCAAGATACCTGCTCTTAATCTGACTTGTAATCTGTGATTTCACATATGCATTCACCTTGGCTTCAATCTGCTTATCAGAATACAAAGGATATTTTTCTTTCAGTTCCTTACGTTTGTTATCTTCAATATCCTTAATTGTTGTTCTGTCTCCGGTACTAATGTACTCATTAATGTATTTCTTGTTAGAATACTCAAAGCCCATACCTTCCATAAACGCCTTACCCACCTGCTTTGTTGATGTCATGTTCTTATTAATAACATCATTAAACAGATTCTTGGTTGCATTGTAATCTCTAAGCATGTTCTTAAGCGGAATACCAAAGAATGCAGCCAATGACTGCGCCATTTTCTCTCCTGCATCAACCTTTGATTCAACGTCTCCGTCTCCAAAATATGCCTTTGATACCTTTTTGTATGCATCTGCAACGTCAGATATCAACGTCATGTCTGCCCTTTCAACGTCATAACCTTCAAATATGTTTACAACATCCTTAACAAAAGGAATCCAAGTTAACGGGCTTAAATCCCCTGTCAGTCCGTATGTTCCAAATACATCAACACTAAATGCCTTAACATACTTTTCAACGTAAGACTTATCCTTATCATCATCATTACTGTTTCTTGCCGCCTGTATCAACGCTTTTAACCCTGCATTAACAACTGTCTGTAGGATTATTGCTGACATTGCCTTTGTAATGTAACCTTTTTTCTTGCTTCTTAATGCATCTGTAAACATATTCCAAGTGACTGTTGGCTCTGCCATAAATGCTGTTGCGCTCTTCATCAATGCTGACTTAGAATTCATGTTAACGCTCTTTGCCAATACTGAATCATATACCTGTGATAGATTAATAACCTCGTCAAATCTTTCAGATGCCTTATTAAGTAACTCTTCACCCTTAAGATTGTACTTGTCTGCTGTTTCTGCCTTAATAGCATTCCAGATGTGACACCAAGTTAATTCATCCATCTTACCCGGAAGGCTTCCAAGAATATCGTCTGCCTTTGACATTGCCCTGCCAAACTTGCTTTCTTCTTTTCTGTCGGTAATGTAATCTATTGTTCTCTGACCGACACCTGTATCAAATCCACCAAGTTCCTTTACTACTGCAACACCATTGTATTTCTTACACTCTTCCCAATCTCGCTTTGTAAAGACTGTTTCAGCAAAATACTTTGGATTAACCAATGCAAATGCCCTACAAATGGCTGATGGCTGCTGTATCATTACGGAAGCTGACGCATATACCGCTCCCTTCTTGAACGAACCTATTAACTGATTAGCCAGTCCTTCCGTTGGGTCTGCCTTAATTCCATCATTAATGCTTAACAGGAACATATCAAGATAGTTTCCTGCCTTTTTACCACCAACACTTTCAAGCACCTGTTTTATTGTCATTCCGCTTCCTACCTGCTTTTCTTCTTCCCATATGATGTCCCTGTAGTTATATACACGGTTAATATTATCCTGTGCCACTGCAAGTGCATTGTATGTACACATCCTATCAATGTGTTCTGCCACTGCATCCGTAAAGTTTCCAATGACAACTGCATTCCTAGCTTCCTTAACAGTGCTCTTTGTAAATGACTGACTTTTAAGTGTTGAATTAATCTTTGCCTTTCCATCAGCAGTTGTCTGTATTTCACTTGATGCAACTTTGTATGGGAAGTAATAGCTTTCGCCAAATTTCTTAATTCCATACAATTGCATTGATGTTTCATTACCAAGACTTGCCATGTCATTAGACAGATACTTAACCATCTTGTCTGCATAGGCTTTCTGCTCTTTCGTCAGGAAGCTGTCAATCTTAATTAAGTCTCCATCTGTTACCTTATGGGAAATCTTCTGCGTTTTCTCTGCGTTAATGACTTTTCCTTCCTTAACAATTCTGTCCTCGAAGATTATTCCACCTTTTTTAAGATGGTGAGCATTCTGCAGTTTGTTAAGCTTTTCTCTCTTTGCCGTTGCATAGAGATACATGGCCTGTTCCCTTGTTAACTTAATCTCACTTGTAAGCCCCAACTTCTTGTTATCCCATTTGTCATAGCCATATTCTTCTTTTGCATTCTGTATGTAATCTGCTGCCTTTGCTATGTTCTTTCCCCACTTGTCCTGACCTTTTCTAACATCCGTGTACAAACTTTCAAATGTTGGGCCAAGTTCCTTAAAGAAATAGATTGGTGTGTAATTGTCATACATAAAGTTACCCGCTTTATCCATAAAGCTGTTAACTGTTCCGCTCTTTGTTCGCTTAAAGACTTTCTCTTTCTTTGATGAAAGTTCCCTTAAGGCTTTCCTGCTTAACTCTGTGTATTCCATTTTCTTACCATTAGTAAAAATCTCATTTTCATTCTTAATGATGTAAGCGAAATGGTCTGTAATGTCCTTTACCTGTTCAAGTTCCACTCTCGTAAGCTGTGCAAGGCGCTTATTCTTAATTGTATCTCGCAATGTGTACAGCATATTGTCAATGTCTTCATCATAACTTCCACGAAGATATGTGTCCTCTGTGCTTCTTCCAAGAGCTTCATAAGCAACTCTCAATCTGTCTAAATCATCATATGAGAATACACTTGTATCTTTCAGAAATTCCTTACAGAACTCTGCTGTCTTCTGTCTGAATCCTTCCGGAATATGATTTGTGTTGGTTGGTGTTACAATCTTCCTTGAAATGCTCTTAACATTTCTAATGATACTGTTTCTAACCTTTTCCTTTTCTCTTGTATTCCATACGCTGTTTTCACGATTGCGGATGTTTGCTTCTCTCTGCTTAATCATTGCCTGATACTTCATCTTAAGATTTTCTTCTCGGTACTTCTGTTCTTCTCGCCATTCCTGTTTTGACTTCTGTACTTCCTGACTAAGCTTTTTCTTATATTCCCTGTAATTGTCAGAATAACGTTTTCTTAATTTTGACACCTTATCATTGTATTCAGCCTGCAGTCCGTTAAGCTTCTCCTTCTGTCTGTCAGCATAAGTCTTAACTTCCGGAAGTGTGTTATACTCTTCCAATAATTCTCCTGCTATGTAATCTGCTGCATCTTCAAAGTCAAATCCATATTCGTTCTCATAATCTGTCTTTAAATCTTCAATGATATTCATAAGTACTGCCGGCTGGTCTCTCCAATTAGTATCGCTGTCAAACGTAGCCGGGTATTTTGCACTTAACTCTCCCCAAATACTGTCAAGAGCTGTTCCATTCTCATTAATTCTTAGCTTACCAAACATTGATTTACGCCAATCATTATATGTCATTCCTGTTGTGTACTCTATTTCAGCTTTCTGGGATTCACTTAGCCTTATTGGTGTTGTCCTAACATCATCAAGTATTCCCTTTGAATAGTCCGTTATCTTGTAGTTTTCTTTTCTGTCATTAAGTGCAGTGTATACAACTGACTTTAAATCTCTTACCACTTCATCTACACTTAAGCCTTCCTTAACTGCTGTATTAAACACTTCATTAAGGTTTTCTGATAATGTATTTCTATCAATGGCTGTGTTAGTCTCTCTAATCAGTCTTGATGTTAATCTGCTAATTCCCTTTGCACCAACCTTGTGTCCCTTTGTGATCTCAAACTGTGACTTAAGATTGTTGATAATGTCACGATACTCTTTGTTCTGCTTTAGGGCTTCCTCGTATGTTCTTGGCTCACTGTAACGTTTCTGATACATTAACCCTTCTATATCTGACTTTCCTCTATCCAATCCTAATTTTTCATTCACATCTTTTGACAATTCAAAGCCATAATAATCCTTGACAGCTTTTAAAAAGTCTGATACATTCAATTTAGAAGAGATGTTGGAGGCATCAGCGTTAGCTGTAACCCTTGTCGGCATTACGGCCGTAAATGTCTCTTCTTTTTTTGCCCTTACGGCATATAAATCATCAACATAATACGTTCCCATATTATTGCTCTCATATCTATTGACAACTAATCTGTAATAATATCTTTCCTTTGCTTCATTATCCATAGCACCCATTAATATGTATGAAGCATCTGCATTTTTTCTACCAATTGAGGATTCATTGACCTTAATTCCATTCTCAATGGCTTCTGTAAGATTCATTGCAACAAATATTCCGGCTTCATTAGTCCTTCCCGCTAACCCATGTCGTATTCCACCTGTTGTAACCTGTATCTTGTCTCCTGTATCTATATTGGTAACTACAGGATTCTTTCCTCTAAATTCTATCCCTTTATGGCTTTTAATGTTATTCATTGCCATTTCGACAATTGATTTTCTATTAATTTCACTAATCGCCTTAGCCTTAACCACAGGGATATTCATTGGCGGCTTCTTTACTAATTCATCATAGGAATAATTTCTGTTCTGGAATAGTACTGTAGAATCTGAATTAACTGCTTTCTTCCTTGCTTCTTTATCACCTGCTGCATATTCCTTGTATTCTATTCCATTTTTCCTAAGTGCCTCTTTTGTTTTTTCTGATACACTGTTTGGAACTACAACATAAGCAATTTCATTTGTTGATACCGCTCTCTCAGGTTTTGCTTCAAAATATTGGACCGGTATTTCCTTCAATTCATCACGAAGTTCCTTCATCTGCTCATATACAGAATCCGTTATCTCAATATTTGAATCATTGAATTTTTTCTTTACATTTGACTTTGTAAACTTATCAAGTGCAAAGGCTTCAACCATTGTTTCATTAATATTCTCTGTTTTTCGTAATCTTGCTCCCACACCGTCATTCTCTTCTCCAAGAATATAATTATCAATTTTCTGAATTTTTGAATTTAGTGAATGATATTTTTTCCTTAATTCATCTTCTGAAATATTCTGTATTTTATACTTATTTCTTCTAATCTCATCAATACTTGTAAATGTTTCTGTTGCAGCACCTTTAAGATTGCCTGCTCCTCCGAAAAATCCACCTCCCTTGCCTTTTTTCTGCTTTTTCATTAATGTGACAATGTTATTAATCTCATATGGCATATGAAGCTCATTAAAGCTTTTTCTCTCACCATCTGCTTTTAATGGTTCAACATCTTCTTTAACCAAATACTTATCTTCATATACATTCTCCAAAGCATCTTCAATATATTTTGTATACTGTTCGCTATGTTTGTTAACGTATTCGTCTACAGCTTCATCATATGATGTCTGGTCAAATATCGGTTCAACATTTCCTTTAAAAATCTCATAATCATCTTCCAACTTATATCTGTTTAGTCTTTCAATGAGATTTTCTCGTATTCTTTTATAAAGATTCTTTTCTCCTTCCTTTGGTGGATATACCTTATTTGCAAGTTCTCTCTTAATTTCATCATTTTCCATAATATCATCCACGGTTATATTATTTTCTTCGATAAACTGTCTGCTTGCTTCATTACTGAATATTTTTGTTTCGTAATCAGGCATTTTTGTTTTCTTTTCAATGTCTGACTTTTCGTTCTCAACAAATGCTGCCTTGACTTTCGGTTCAGCTTTTAGTTTTTCAACTGCCGTCTCAGGATCCTTAACATACTGCTCTATATAGTTTGTTGATGTATTAAACATATCTGCCATTTTTTTCATTGCTTTTTCGTTAAGCTTCCATTCTGTTCTAGGAAACATTGGTGTCCATGCATCACCTGAATATACCTTGTTTTCTTCCATACTTGGATTAATGGTATCTTTCTTGAATACAACTGAAATATCTCCAAAATTATCATATGAGTTATTAGCCTTAGTAATGGCAATGCTTGGCATTGGAAATCCACCTAACTTTATGTTTTCCAATAAATTCTTTTCAGATAAGTTATGAACTGCAATTAAATCCTTTGTTTCCTCAACTGACTGTCTCAATGAGAAAAATCTGTGCACAGTATTTTCATTACCCTTTTCAGGTATTTTCTCCCTTCTTTCCTTTTCTGATAAATTCATTCTGTTAGATGTATCTCTTGCTTTTTCCAAGCCTTTTGTGTCTGCATTAGTTGACCTTTCACCAGCATAAGAATATAAAATGTTTTTATTGACATCCTTTTTGTTTTGTGCTTTAATACCTTTGTCGGTAGACGGTGGGATATTACCAGATTCGTTCTGGGCTCCATAGTCTACCGATATTTTTATTATGTCATACGCAAAACCTTTTCCGGACTTATCTATTCTCGTATTAAGTATTCCCTTAAATATGATATAATTCCCACTATCTGTCGGCATTGCAAATTTGATAGTATAATAATCAAACCCACCTGTTGCGTCAGCTCGTTTCTTTTCTTTAACATTTACCTGATGGTTTTTATACTTTGCATTCTCTACCACACTTAACATTTCTGATACTACATTCATTTTTGCACTTCTTTGTTTCGTGTTTGAATTAATAGTATCCTTTGAGTGTGTATATTCGTCTGCAAAATCATTGTCAAAATTAATTATCTTGTTATTGTCCTTTACAAGTACAGACTTTCCTGACAATTGTTTTAACATTCTTTCAACTTCTTTTCTTACTTTTTTGAAGTCATTAAAGCTTTTCATTGACCTCTTTGAAAAAGTACGTTTTGGTATTATGACAACATCATTACCTTCATTATCTTTCAGCATATTGGGTTTTCTTTCAGAATAAGCTTGTGACTGCTCACTTGTATTCTGTATGTTGTTACTCTCACCTGCTTCCTTTAATGCTTCATTCCATATTGTTCTCATCTGCAAGGCAAAATCCTTTAACAACATTGCTTCCTTTGATACAGTACCACTTTTAATGCTTCCGTCCTTATTAATGATTGAATTGCAGGCCTTGATTATGTTCTTAACCCATTCATCTATCTTAGCCTTTATCTTTCCAAACAATCCCTTGTCTCTTTTGGCAAGTTCCTTGATTGAATTTGCATCTGTAAGCATTAATTCACATCCTCTGGCCACAAGCTCCTTTCTTGCCACGTCTTCTGTAACGTTTTCTCCAAGAGTCTTCTTAAGTGAATTTACTTCGTCTGCAATCATTTCATCTATGTTTATGCCTGTTGATTTTGTTAATGCATCAAACACAAACTCTTCCAACTTTGCATACTGTGTTGTCGAAAAGTTTTGGATGTAATGTGTAAGTTCGTGAGCCAATGTTGCTATCATAATGTTATGTCCCTGATTAGCTGATATCTTACCTGCGTTGATGTCTATTCTTATCTCATTTGTAGCTGAATTGTAGCTTCCGTTCTCTCCTATGTATTTTCCATTTGCGTCCTGTTTGCTTTCATAAAATACATACTTTGCTCCGGTAACTTCTGACAGCAATTCCGCTACCCTTACTACAGACTTCTGTGTTTCGTCAAGTTTTGTTGTATCAACGTTATCGAAGCTGACACTTCCCCTTGTATTATTTGTTACAACTACCCTGTCATTAAGGTTCTTCTGGTACTCCATCTTTCCTGCTGTGTAGGCAAGAGCTATCTGGTCCAATGTCATGTTAGTTCTTATTCTTCTGTTTGATGTTGCACTTGCTATTCCCTTATTCTGTGCTCCATAGTCATATGCAACCTTATAGTTTGCAGCAAAATCAACCGGATCAACCAATGTTCCACCCTCTGCATATGCCTTGAAGAATTTCTTTCGCTGTTCAGGTTCGTATGATTCACCCAATTCATACAAGGCTACTGTGTCTCTGTCTGCTGCAACATCTTCCATGTTGTAGTTCTGACCTTCCTTGGATATTACTATAGTCTTTCCTTCCTTGTTAACCATAAGTTCTGCTGGCTCAAAGTTAACACTTGGATTGTCAATCAGGTGTGCTCCACCTTCTGTTATTTCTCCATTGCTTTGTTTTTCGTCCATTTCAGCGTTTAATTTGCTCTGTGTATTCTCGTCAAGGGTAGGCTTTAAACTTTCTCCGTTAGCCAATTTAACCATATCCTGTGCGTTTTCCTGATGTGTTCTGTATTCAGATAAATCCATTCTGCTGGTCCAGTCTGTTTCGTTCCCCTGCATGTGGTTAATCAACTCTTTTTCCACGGTATCGTATGCTTCCTGATACTGTCCTGCATCAACGTTCTTTCTTCCATTACCATTCATCATGCGTTCCATGCTCTGCATTGCTATGTTGTCAGCTTCATTCTTTGGCACATCAAGTTCCTGTAGTCTTTCAGAGATTGCAGGTGTTACAACATCAACATAACTTTGTGTTGCCTTGTTATATTCATCTGCTGCCACTGTGTTTGCAATGTAACCTACCATTGCAGGGTCATTTGTATCTGCATTCTTAAACTGGCTGTACACTTCACTGTCTTCACCATAATTTTCCCTGATATGATTTTCAATCTCTGAATATGTACCGTTATTAATTATGTTCTGTCCTTTCTCTGACATCTGTCTGTATGCTTTTCCTTTAGCATAGTTGTATCCACCAAGCGGAATACTAAAGAATGCACCTCCAATTGCACCTCCACCTACATTTTCAGCAATACGTACAGCCATATCTTTTCTTGCTTCCTGTTCTGCGTCTGTTTTTGTATATCCCTGCTTCATATAGCTCTGTATGCTCTGCTGATAATCTGAAAGTTCACCATTTACAAGATTGTCATAAACAATGTTGGCTATTTCTGTAAAACCCTCTTCACTTCCCTCTATTCCCATACTCTTTACTGTATTTTTAAGGAAATTCTTGATTGAATTTACACCTTTGCTTGTTGACACTACTTTATCAAGTGATACCTTTTCAAAAAGTCCTTCAAATACACCTGCTCCAAGTCCTGTCATTAATGCCTGACTGTCTGACGCTCCCTTGTTATGTACATCAAGCATTGAGGAAGTTGCTGCTGATGAACCAAGAATAAGTGTTGTTGCTCCGGGAACCACAAGATTAAGTGGAATTGTTGCTACTGAATCAAGTGTACTTGCAAACGCATCATATACAAACTTTCCCACATCAGTCTTCATGTTTTCCTTTACTCCCTCACGCAATGACTGTGCATTCTGACCAATCCTGTTTGCGTCACTGTTATAGTCTGTTGGATTTTCGCTTGTTCCTGTTGCACGTTTTAATTTTTCCCACATTGAGCCAACATATCCTGCTCCTGATGCAAGAGAAAGTGGAACTGACGCTGCAGTACCTACATATGGATGTTCCTTTCCATACTTTGCATAATCTTTCTGCTCCTGCTCTGCAGTTGCTTCATTCTTCTGTGCCTGTGCATAATTAATTACGGCATTTGCTTCATTATCGTCATATCTGTACTTATCCATTAACTGTGCTTTCAATTCGTCCAAATTTGAGCCATTTTCGACGGTCTGCACAACCTTGGTCTTGTCTTCATCTGCAAGATTATTGAAATTATGTTCCTGTTTCTTTCTTAAATACTCGTCACCATAGTTATTGTTCCAATCAAGCTTAATGTCATTCTCTTCCTGAAGACTTTTTGCATTCTTTCTTTTTTCATCATATTCGTTGTAAAGTGTTTCGTAGTCTTCATAGCTGTTAAGATTGTTTTTGGCCATCTTATCAAGATATTCTGTCTTAATTGCCCTGTCATTACTTCCTTCTTCCCACTTCTTTGACTTTTCTTCAAGATTATATAATCTCTGTTCTTCCTTCTGTGCGTTTTTTCCGTTTCTTCTTGCTTCGCTGATGAAGTTGCGATTATTGTTATCTAAGTAGGCAAAAAAGCCTTGTGCGGTCGCTTTTTCGCCGTCAGCAAGACTGTTAAGGTATTCCTTTCCTGATTCATAGCCTGAAATCTTTTCTTCAAGTTTGTTTTGGGAATTGTTTGTATTTAATTTTTTAATGTAATCCTGTCTCTGGGCATAATCCATGTCCTTTGTTTCAGCAGACCACTTAGCCATGTTGCTCTTTCCGTATTTGTCATAATCTGAATATTCGTCTATTATCTGTTTATAGCTGTCAATCTGTCTCTGTATTGCGTCATTGTTCTTATTTGTTGTGAACTTATCGTTATCACGGCTTAACTGTTTATAACTTTTAAATTCCTTGTCTGTTGTCTTTTTATCAATGTTACTGTCTGTCTTTCCTGATTCAAGTTCCTTAACCTTGTTTTTTGCATAAGCCACTATTGATTTATAATCGTTGTCTGTTCCCTTTTCATTCTTAATCTGTTCCAGAATGTTATTTTCGTTCTCCAGTTCAGCCCTGTTCTTGTCCGTGGCATTAACCATGTTCTGTACCTGCTTGTCTGTTAACTGCTGAAATGTTGAATTTCTGTTATTATCGTATATGCTCTGATTTGTTGTAATCTGTTTTACCTTTTCCTCGCTTGGCATGTACTTGTCAATTCCTGAATTAATGTTTTTAAGATATGTACTTGCATCTTCCACGCTTTTCATCATCTTCTTGTTACCGGCATTGGCGTAATACTGTCTTACGCCATCTGCCTGCTGTAACAAGCTGTTAACTCTGGTCTTTGCCTGCTGCATGTTTCTGATTTTCTCAACACTGTCCTGCTGCTTCATCAGTTCATTTATTCCATTCATCTGTGACACTTCATTGAAAAATGAATTTGCAATGTTTCTTTCACTTTTTCTTCTGTTCGCTTTCCACTGATCAACTGTTAATCCTGCCATGTCTTTCTCCTATTTGTTCTTCTTATTTTTGTTCTTGTCTTCTGATTTTCCGTATGCACTACTTATTGCTGTATCTGCATATGCAGCAAGGTATCTTCTGTATGCTGCTGTTCCCTTGCCTTTTCCTTCTTCTGTATTTTTCCATTCTTTCTTAGTTAACGGATCTGACGCATTCTTAATTCCATATGCCGTCAAAAGGCTTTTAATGTTCTTTGAAGAAGTTGCCGCATCCTTGATTTCAGCATATGTTGGAGCTGGTGTAGTCTGCTTCTGGTATGAAGTACTTACGTTGTTACTTGTGTTTGTGCTGTGACTACTTGTACTGCTACTACTATTCTGTATCTGTGTTGATGTGTCCGTCTGCTTTGAATGTGTTACTGCATTTCTATTCCACTCATTGTTATACTTATCTGCATAGTAGCTTCTATTGTTGGAATATCTTTGGTAAGCTTCACTATCAAGCCCCTGCAATAGGCTGGCTTTGTTATACAGATTGCTTGTTTCTGTGTCATAATTGCTTCTTGCCTGCTGATATAACGTTGGAACAATGTCGTTCAACTGCTGCAGATATGAGTTATATGCCTGCTGTCCTGCCGTTGTGGCATAGCTGTTACCATATCCACCTGATAAAGTTGAAGCATTTGCCATTGTGTCCTGCATTGCCTGATTACCAAGGTTCTTATAATTCTCGGCATACTGCTTGTACAGTGAATCCTCGTTTAAGTCATAGCTGAATGCCTTTCTGTTTGTTATGTTGCTTACAGCACTGTTAATCTGATTTGCATATGGGCTTGAAAATTTCTTTTCTGCATTTTTAAGCTGATTCTTTGTTTTTCCAGAAACCTTACTTGTGGTCCAGCTTCTTCCGTTACTGTTTTGTGTGTTTTTTGAGAAACTACTTTGACTTGTGTTACTAAAGTCCGATTGTGATGTTGTCCCCTGACTTACCGTTGCGCCTGTTACATTTTTCTTTTTAAATATTGACTTTGCCATCTAATTACCTCCAATCCTCTGTATCATTGAATCCGTCATGTTCTCCTCGTCTATGCTTCCAAGTACGTAACGCACCTGAGCATACATGTTGTCAACGTATGAATATATCTGGTCCAAGTCCTGCTCTGCGTCACCTGTTCTTGCAGGTGGACTATCCAGTTTAAATGTGGCCATTACCTTCACTCCCTTCATTAACCGTTCTTTGAATGCTCAATATCTTACAATTTCCTTCACCTTCAAATCTCAATCTGAACTTTTCACACCTTCGTGGTCTGAATGCCATGTTAACCGGTCCTTCACTTTTCTTTCCTTCGTGTTCATATGCCTTAATCCATTTCTCCTCATTGTCATACTTCACACTAACCTTCAACCAGGCTCGTTCGCTTAACTCATATCTTATTCCCAATCTCTGTATGTGCTTTGCATTGATTGAACCGCTCTCGATTGGTCCTGTTTCGGCGTACCAGTCAATTCCCCTGTTATGAATGGTGAACTCTCCCATCTGACTTGTTTCCTCAATTTCCTTATTTCGAAACGAAGCCGGAAGATTGTTTGTTATTATATCCATTCCCTCATATCTCACTATTTGGTCAGTGGTCATTATTCCAAATAGTGATTGTTTATACCTGAAGAATCTTCTTGGTTTTTCATCATCTTCCTTATGCCACATCTGCTTTTTTGTGTCATAGACAAATAGATGATTTACACCGTTTTCCTGCATTGCTATGTAATACTTATCTTCTCCTGCTCCACCTACAGCATTGTCAAACTCTTTTAGTCCCAGTTCATCAGATATTGTTTGCGTTGAGCTTCCGTCAAACCTGACCACTCCCTTTTTGGACTTAAAGTATACATATCCATTTACCAAGGCAATGCTCTCACTACTGCCTTTTTCAATGCCCGGATAATATATCTCGCTGACCTGATAGTTGGATGGCTTTGTTCCATACATGCATATGATTAAATTCTCCTTAAAAAAGAACGGCATTCCCTTGTACGTGCAAGCCCCGGTGAAATCTCCATCACTACCAATTGTTACTGCATATGCATCATTGGCTATTCCTGCATACGTTCTCCAGCTTGTAGGGTCTCCCTGCTTACAGGCATATATTTCGTGCTTGGCATTTGAACATCCCCATATCCTGTTTGTGCTTATGGTAATGTAATCCATATCCGGCATATCCTTCTTTATGGTTAGATAACTGAAACGTCCATTCCACGGAAAATCAGCTTTCATAAGCTTAGGCATTGATGTTATTGCGGGTTCTGTTTCATCACCTGACGGATCTGTTGAGCTTGCGCTTTTTTTAGCATTTCCTTTAGTTATGCTATTTCTATACTGTTTGGTATAATAATTTAGATAATCCAGTCCTGTGTTGGAAAATACAATTCCTATCTGACTTCCGTTTGTTAGAACCTTTTCAACTTTTGCATATTGGCTAAAATATTTCCATAAATTATACGTATGTGTTGGATAGCCGGAAAACTCCATGTCTTTTCCGGAGGAATCTTCCACCTTAAGACTTATAAAATCTCCATCCTTAATTGAATCTGTTATTTCTTTTGCTGTTGCTTCAGTATCTGCTTTATACCACCAAGTCACATATAAATTAGGTGAACTCCACATTGAATAGCTTGCGTCATAATATTTAATGACTAATTTATCGTCAGAAATGCTTATTAGTCCTAAATTTTCATTGTATTTTTCCGTGGAATTTATGACCACACTTTTTGTTATCCACAATGGCTTAACATTATCTTTATTACAAAAAGAGGGGATTTCTGACGCCACTCCCGATTTAAACGCTTTGACCTTTTCGTCCCCTGTTATTGGATTCTGTGATATTGGCATTACTGCATACGGATTTCCATCCTTATCTGACAAGTACAGTGCCGGTAATGTGTCACTTGCTGTTTTTTGCTTTATCTTGTATGTGAATGACATATTTGTAACTTTTCCATCCTGTGTGTTATACATTTTCTTATCCGGCATGATAACAAGGTATGCTCCATAACCATAAAGTTTCTTTTTGTCATTTGTTAATGTTATTCCACTTACTGCCTTTCCATCTTTATACAGTTTTGTTCCTTCAACAACATATAAGCTTCCATTTATTTCAATTGCACCATTAATCGCTAATAGTCCGTCATCTCGCATTGAATAAACGTCTCTCATCTTTCTATTCGCCAATGCCGGGTAATAATCAGATGTCATGTTCTTCATGTCCTTAAAATATCCTTCGGGAATGTACACATTATCATTTATTCCCTCAAAGGCATTTATCGTTGTCACACTTGATTTAATTGTTGCTAGTTCCGGTAATCTCATATTTTTCTCCTATACACTAAATGTTCCGTGCTGTATTGGCATGTGTGTTCTGTGATACTGATTCTCAAACTCTGAATAATCTTCATTGAACAATGCCATATGATTGCTATATCTGTCGTATTCTTCGTTATATTTGTCTATCTGTGCCATAATGTAATGAATGTACATATCCGAATATGGCTTTCCTGCATATAATTCTTCCTTATTTTTGCTTATTGGGTCTTCGTGTGTGTTTATTATTTCCAATTCGATTTTTCTTTCAACATCCTGTATCCACCTTTCCTTGTCCTGACGATCATAAGAATTAGGATACAGAATGTCTGCTGATGTTATTACTTCGTCTCTTGTCATTTTTTCTCCTTAAAAAAAATCAGACGGATGTTTCCATCCGCCTGCCTTTATCGTGATATATATTTTTCAAATATGATTATTCTGCGACTTCCTCTATGTAGTTATCCGCTTCGTCTTTTGCTCCTTCGCTACAGTAATATGCTTCAACCAAGAACTTCGGTACACTTACCTCAACTCCACGCTGAATCTGATAGTCACGTCCGTTTACTGATATGATGATATCCTTATCAGCATTTTTCCCTCTGATAGTAGGGAATGTGAACTTGACTTTCTTTTCTGCGTCAGGATTTGCGGGTACTCCCTTTCCGGCAAGAAGTGCTTTTGCTTCTTTTTCTGCCTGTGCCTCACGTTCCTTTGCTGCTGCAATCTGTGCTTCCTGTTCTGCTACTTTCTTTTTCTGTGCTTCTAACTCTGCCTTAAGTTCGGCATTCTCGTCAGCAAGCTGTTTATTTGTTGGTTCTGCCATTTTTAAATCCTCCTAGTTTGCTTCTGCAATCGGGCTAAAGTCTTCTGAACAACATTCAACTCTTACAATTCTTGTTTCATCAAGAATCTTTGTTGCATAGTCAGTTACCTTCCAACCTACTGTTGCTCTCTGGTTCAATGGGTCTTCTGTTCCACCTGATCCTAACTGCTTAACAATCATCTCCATGTTGCCACCTTCAAGCTGAACTACACCATATGCATCCTCTCCAAAGAACAGGCATCCATACACTGCTAGTCCTGCAGGTGTTGCTCCCTGACTGGCAGATGAATTATTCCAGATCTTAGCATTTGGTGTTGAAACAAATCTTACTCCATATAGCTTACCGATTTCACCTTCAAAGATTTTTTCCTGATTGTTATACTTAACCACGTCAATGAAATCATCATTTGTAGTAACATCATGTTCAATGTCAGGATGAATGATTGCAACATATGAACCGTTAATTGTCGGTACACTTCTTCTCTTCAACACTGTTTTTGCCATTGAAATTACTTTCGGTGTTAACTTGCATGTCTTATCCAAGTCTGCTCTGGTTGATACAACCGCACCTGTTGATTTTGGTGCAAAGATTACGGATGTTCCTGTCTGCAATTCGTTTCTTGTTACAGTGTCAATTGTTTCTGCAGACTGAATGCCGTGTTCTCTTGTAAGTTCGAGAATGATTGGATCTGTGGATTCCATTTTCAATCTGTCTGATACCGCTGTGTAATCGCCGTACTGCTCTGCTGTTACTTCAATGCTTTCAAACACTGCCTTCTTGCCTTTAGGTGTGATTCCTTCCTGTAATGGAGTTAATGCAGGTCCATATGACTTCATTCTTCTCCATCTTACATTTTTACCATTTCCCTGTGGGAGGGGTGCTTTCTTGCCAAACTGTGCATGTACAAGATTTGGTTTTGCTCTGCGGAGTAATTCTCCGTCATAATACTCTTTCTGTTCTGCTGACATTCCACTGTCACTCGTGATGTTAGTGTTTAAATCAGCAAAATACTGTAAATCTAATTTTGTCTTCATTCTTTTCTCCTTAATGCAGGAGTTAAAAAGCAATCTTCTCTCCTGCCATAACCTTTTCATATATTCTGTCTCTGTCTTCATCTGTTAATGACTTAGGATCCTTTTTGACTATGACCGCCTGACTATTGCCCTGTCCTTCACCGGTTCTCTTCTGATTTGCCTTTACGGAATTGGCAATCTTCTTGGCTGTGTTGTCTGCCACAACTTTTGCAGCAACCGCCTGAATTTCATTAGAGTGAATTACCTCAAATGCCGTCTTAACCGGCACATCACAAGCTATAAGTCTTGCAAAATCATCATTCTGCATTTCACTTTCAAGGCTAAATCCCGGGTAAATCTTCTGCACTTCTGCTTCCTGACTAAGAATGTTCTGCCAAGCCTCTGCATTCTGTGCATCTCTTTCTCTCTGTGCCATTTCTTCCGTGAAAGCCTGATTCTGTCTTTCAATGTGTTTGATGTGCTTTAATGTTTCAACATCAATTCCACGTTCCTCTGCTTCCTCTTCGTACAGTTCATCATCATTGGTTATTGCGTCAACCAACGATTTAATGTCGCCCGGATCATCAACTCCATATTTTTCAGCAAGCACTTCAAGCGCCGGACTTAATTCCTGCATCTGCTCTTCATATGTCTTGATGTTCTTAACACGATTTTGAACTATGTTCTGTACTCTGTCGTCAAAGTCATTCTTGTACTTTCCCTTAATCAGTTCTTCAAATGATGGTCCTTCATCCTTTTCCTCTGTGTCTTCCACTGCTTCTGATTCTTCGGATTCCTGTTTGCCATATACTACCTGTGCGGCGTCCACAGTTCCTTCGCCCGAATCACCTTCTCCTCCTGCGGTTGCGCCTTCCGCAAAATACTGTAGGTATAACTTATATCTTGACATTTCTGTCTCCTTTCTGCTGTTTGAGGGTGCGACCCTTATGTTATTTATGATAAATTACTAAAAGGGGGGAATTCTATCCCCCCTCAAACACTCTTACATTATTTGGATATTCCTCTTCCATGAGCTTAAATCCTGTTCTTATGAATTTCGTGTCAACATCTTCATCAAAGCTTAAATCAATGATGTTATTTTCGCATTTGTTTACCTGAACCTGATATGTATTCATAAATGTAAATGCCAATATGCTAACTGCTGCACACACAATGTCCTGTCCTGCCGGAGCATATTGAGCGTGCCCTGTAATGTACAGGCTATTCTTTGTTAATGTTATTTTTATCATTCGTTTACCTGAGTGGCTGCGTTAGCGTTCTCTCTTGCCCTTTCGTTAAATGGGTGTTCACTATCTTCCGATAGGTTAACATCCGGTACCGGTTCTCCTGTTCCCATCTGATTCTGGTCAAACGACTGTGCCAACTCTTCAGCCATGTTTGTTCCGTGTTCCTGATCAAGAGTGGAAGCAAGCTGTATCATCTGCTGCTTTAATTCATTGTTTTCTCTGTACAAAGTAGCGTTGGTCTGAATCTTTGCTATGACATCTTCCTTATGGGCAAAATCCATTATGTCGAGAGCTGCAAGTGCCACATCTCCATTTTCAGGATTAAAGAAGTTAGCTCCATAAAGCTGTAATGCCAATTCATTCTGACTGTTCTTGGAATAAGGATTTGCTTTCTGTGCTGATACCTCCACATCAAATACAGGTAATCTATATCCAACATCTAAATCAAAGTCCCTTTCCTGTTCCTGTGGCTTAATGTTCTCGTTACTGTATGTAACGTATTCATAGCCTTTCTTTCCCATAATTCTGAACTGTCTGGGTGCATCATAGAACTGTCTTATAAGCTCTATTACCATAGTGATTACATCACCATAAGCGTCATATGACATCTTATTCTGACTTCTTGATGTCTTACCGGCACTTTCCTGTAGGGCACTGATTGCTGAACCTGATGTTATTCCACCGCCTATGTTACCTCTTGCCACGTCCGTGTTGCCTGTTGTCTCCTTCATTTCATTTATCTTGTCATTAACCTTTGTTATTGCCGAACCATTCATGTCCGGTGGTGTTAATTTCTGCAATCTCAATTCTTCAAGGCTTCCTGTAACGTGCACCGTAGGTTTACTCCAATCAAGTAATTCATCTTCATTAATTCCACAATTCTGCCCCACTAAATATCTTGGGATTGTATTCATCAATGCATTTTTCAAGACTGCCTGATCTAAAAGGTCAATGTACTTCTGTGGTTCCTTGCAGATGTCTATGTATGAGAATCCACAAAGTGAACCTTCCACCGGGAACATTGTCTCGACAACAAATGGGTACTGTCCGTGGTCATACCAGCCACGTTCCGCAATGCTTTCTTCTCCTGTTTCCTGCTGCACCTTTTCATATACCGGTTCTCCTGTATCGGGATTTACCATTGTTTCTCCTGTGTTTTTGTCAATTACTTCCTGCTCCACTTCCTCTGTTGGTCTTTCAGTGTCATTTTCAGATGCATAAATCACAACATCATTAACATACTTAACGTAGTGGAGAACCTGTTTACCGTTCTGATACTTCTTGTAATACCATTCAACCACCATGCTCTTGTCCGTGGTGTCAACATTGTCCTCATAAAAGTATTCAGCCTTTGCTATTGCTCCTCCACCAAGTTTTCCTTCAAGCTGTGGGTACATCTGTACAAGCTTTGTATTAGACACAAGATTGGTGTGGAATACATTCTCGCTATCCTGAATGTCCGTAATTCCCGGCTCCCAAAACAAATTCAGGAAGTCAACATTCTTGATTGATATGTCACCCAGTCCGTTAAGCTTACTTCCATCCCAAAATATGCCATAGATTGCCGAACCTGCCTTTAATATGTTCCACGCTTTCTTTGAGTACACCTTATAGAAGCCGTTCTGTTCCAATATTACAGGAATGATTGATGATAACATCTTGGCTTCTGCCTTATCCCCTTCTTCCCTTGGCAAAACATTAGGTTCGGGATATGCGTCCATATAGTCAGCATATTTTGACATTAGACAATTAAACAGCCACGCTGATGTAGGCTCAACCTCATCCTTCTGCTTTGATGTTCTGATGTAATCCCAGTGTCTTCTCTTCCACCACTGTTCGTTTTCAATGATTCTTCTTTCTGTGTTCGCCTTACCTTCCTTGTACTTCAACATAATTGATGTTGCTTCAATGATTTCCTTTTCGCCTATTGGCTTAACTGCTGCATCTGCTATTCTTCTATCGCTCTGCACCATATCGGAAGATGGTGTATAGCTGTCTTCTGACGCATAATCTCTTTCCTTCATCTGCTTTTCTGCCTTTCTTAACATTCTTTTTGCTTTAAACTTGTCAAACATTCTTATACTCCTTGCTTAAACTGATTCAATGGGTCTTCAAGATGAATCTCCTTTGCTACCGGTTCTATTGGTGACATAGGGCGCATCATGCACATGTATCTTGTCTCATCTGCTATGTGGTCTTCCATATCCGAGTTAACATCCTCTGGATTTGTAGTCGAAAATTCAAGACTTGGAATTGTTCTGATGAAATCCCTGCAATTCTCAAATACATACATCATTGGGTAGCCGTTTTCATCAAACTGTAGTCTGTAATGTAACTGCATCCACCCGGCTATTCGCTTATTATCGCCACGCTCAAAGAATATCCTGTATTTTTCTGCTGTTTCTGCCACGCTCTCTCCTCTTGACGTGTCCCATATTGCAGGGTCGGCCACACCTTCAATCTTCTTTCCCTTAAGCCACGGATGTTCATCCTCCATTCTTGCTATCTCCCTGAACTGTTGGTCTGCCGTAATCTTTAATCCCACATTTTCCTCACCCTTTCTACAACCGTAATATTCAAGTATTCTGTACATGCATCCGTCATGGTCCACTGCCCACCAACCGCAACTAAACGGCTTTGCATATCCAAAGTCATAACTTCTGTAAATCTTCCAGCTCTTTGGCGGTGTAAACGGCTTAATGACGTGAGTCCACTGTCTGCTCTCATATCCTTCAGGATTATCCTTAAACTCCTCAAACACCTGTCCCTCGAACACGTCCCACGAACCTTCAAGCCAAGCCTTTCTTCTTGCAGGTGGTAACGCTTCAAGCTGTGCTATGTAGTCGGGCTGATATTTCATAAGTACTTTGTTATCTTTGACCCCTGCCTGAATAAATTCATAATCATTGGGATTTTCTCCCGGATTGTAACTTTTCGTGATGAATATGCGCTTAATGTATGCGTGTCCTCTGCCTCCGGGATTACAAGTGTAATAAATTCTTTTTGGAAAATTGTTAACGCCTCTGCAACAGGCTACTATGTCCTTCATTTGTGATTCTAAGAGCTGTGTAGCTTCATCAATGAATATCACATCATACTCCGAACCTTGCAGAGCATCTGTATCTGATTCTTTGTCGCAATATTGAAATTTGATTGTCGAACCATTCCAGAAAGTAAATTCCATTTCAGTTTTATTGAATTTAACTAATTTCTTTTTCATTAATTCTGCATATGTTACCTTTAAAGGTTTAACGTGGTTAGACATAAGCTCTGCATATGTTCTTCTGACTATTAGCAGACGTATTCCTGCATATTTAGTAGCCAATATTGTAGCTTTTGCTCTTATGGCCCAACTTTTACCTCCGCCACGTGCTCCGCCATATCCGACATTCTTTGCCTTTGCCTTTAAGAATTTATCTTGTTTGGGATTTGGCTTTCCCAGTTTAACTTTGACATTAGACATCATAGCCTTCTCCATCTCCAAGAATTATTTCAATTGACTTTCCTTCGTTATCTTCATTTCCCTGCTTCATAAGCTCTCCAACTGCTGCAATGTCCTTTAAGCAGGTTGTAATGTCCCTAAGTGCCCTTGTATCAACTTTCTTGTAAACCTTTTCTTGTGTTATTTTGTTGTTTATTACAATGTGCCGATTGAATTGTTTATCATCTTCGAACGCTTTTCCAATGACTTTCAACACCTTGTTTGCGTTGGTAATTACGTCCGCCAATTCGTCTGCTTTTTCGGTGGAAATTCTGTTGATGGTTTTTTTCACGGTTTTGTCCCTTACTTGTACCCTAAGCTGTCCCCACCCTTCCTTTCTTCCTGCTGCAGCTATTTTCTTTAGCGGATATTTATACTTCTCGGCGAGCTTTCGGTATGAAGTTTTTGGATTAGAAATATATTCAGTCTTTATAAGACTTAATATATCCTCCGAATTTTTCTGTTTCTTTTTTGCCATTGCCACACCTTCCTTCTGTCAAAAATTTTACATAAAAAAATCAGGGGAATTCTACTCCCCCTGACAAGGTTAATTTTTTTTGCTGTTTTTTTATTAAATTGTGTACTCAAATAAGACCGCATTTCTACTATTGCCACTTTTAGGCATAATCCGGTCTTTTCCTTGTGATTATTCATACTTGCTTTCCATTATCATTCTGTATATTTCACAGTTCTTGTAACGGTCCCCACAGAATATCTCCAACTGCTTGTCTCTGTTATCATTGCTCCCAAAGGTTTGGATTAATGACAGACAATCATCATAGGGACCTTCACACACGATTTTTTGTTTTTCCTTTCGGCGATAAAACGGACACTTCGCCACTACCGTGTCCTCGTAATGGTTTTTTCTGTCTTTCATTCCTTTTTCCTTTCTCTGGGATTTTGGTTAATCGGTAACTCTGATATTCATAACCTGTTGCAGAACTTACTCCGTTAACAAGGCTGTCTGCTTCAAGAATGTAACCCTTTGGTATCTTAGGCTCTTTCCTAAATTCGTTAGCCTTAATGATTTCAACTCTTGGTTCAGGCTTTTCAAGATTTCGTGAGCAGGTGTATCTAAGCTTACAGTTAGGGTCTTCCCTGAAAGTCTTGTCAGTTTCCTTGATTAAATATTCTGCAAGAGTGGCAACATCATCATCAACATACAAAAGAGTAAAGTTAGCCTGTCCGTGTGGCCATTGCTTTCCAACAAGCTTAATGAGGTTTGGACTGTCATTGATTATGATGTGGTGATGTATGGCCTTGTTCTCATATTCTGTCACAAGAATGTATTTAAGCTCCACACCTTCCTTGCTCAACCAGTACTTCATTCTACGTAGGAAGTTGTTAACGTATCTCTTGGCCAATGCTCTGTCCGGTCTATCATCTTTTCTGTATGTCAAGGTCATGTGCCAGCCATCCTGAAAGTTAAGCTTAATCAGTCTTCTAAGATTATCAGCACATTTCTTTCTGTTATGCTTTTTCATGGCTTCCGGGGAAGGATTGGTCTTTTCATTATGCTTCATTCCCTTTTTCCCATAACGTGCACTGTACATTTTTTCCACTTCTATTGAATTTTTAAACTGATATGTTTTCTTGATGTACATTAATCCTACTCCCTGATTTCTTATCTTTCGTCATAACTATAATATGAATATCAAGTTATGAACGTGGCCACTTGGACCACGTTTTTTAACTCTTATTTAGCTTTACATTTTTAATAGTTTATCTTGATGATTTCCTTTGTCTCAACATTGATTGCCTTAAAGAAATCTTCATTTTTCTTTTCTCTTACAATCCCAAACTTCATAGGATCATATCCATTTTTAACCAAAAGTATTTTTTGCTCCCTTGTCGGTTTTCTCGGCTGTTTCATCATTTTCTCCCTTCCAAGCAGTAACATCCAATTTAATGTCAAAAGCAACATTACCACGAACATCACCACAAGCTTTACATATATTAACAATCTGCTCACCTACACATTCACTTCGCTGTTGTACGTTTCCGTACATTTAACCTTTATTTCTCCCTTGGTGTTCCTTGAAATCTTTATCTTCATCTGCATTCCGGTGTTAATTGTTACATCTGCCACCTCGTCTCTTGCCACCATTCCAACAACAATCTTGCTAAGCTCTGCTGCCTTTGGATATCTTTCAAGAAGTAATCCGTCTATCTTCCTTTCAGCATTGCTTATTTTCTGATAAAGCCTTGCTTCATCACAGGTACACATCATTGTTGCAACCTGATTCAACTCTTCCTCTGATGTTCCAATGGGTTCCATGATCTGCTGTGTCTGGCCACAGTAGACACAAGCTCCTATGTATGTCTCACTCATAACTTAGCTCCCTTCTCAATCTCCTTGTTATTTCCTTTTCTTCATTAAGCTTTTTCGCCAACTCTGAATATTCCTTATCCATCTCTCTTATCTGGTCCGGTGTTAATCCTGTGGCTCTGTATTCCTGCAGTTCCTTAATGTCTGCTGCAATTTCATCCTGCAATTCCTTAAATCCCATTTCAATTCTCCTTAGTTTATTATTCGTTTCAGCAACAAAACCATAGTTTTCTTCGCTTTTAGTTGCTTCAACCAAGTCTTCCAACTTTTGCACAAAAGCCTTTGGCCAGTTAATGCTTGCATTTTTAATTAATTCCTCACAGAATGAATCTACGTTTATGTCATTTTCATATAGCATTACATGCACCTCCAAACAGGAAGCCTATATGTAAGCCCGGCACTGGACGTTCTTTTCGGTTTGACAGAATCAGTCATCTTTAACCTTTTTTGCATTCTGACTATTTTTTGATGGTCAATCACCGCCTGTCTCTTTTTTGTTAATTCCTTGTCTGACTTTACGGCTTTCCAGTGTTTCTTCATTGTCTTGCCTTGTCTGGCAGACAATGTAACGTATTCATAATTCAAGTCAAGCTTCTTGGCTATCATCTTGGCTGTGTATGTTCCAATGTATTTTTCCTTAAAAAACAAATCATAATTTATTATTCTGCTCATATCAGTACTACTTCACCTTTCCGAACATCTCATGTGTTCCGTCCAACACCTGATATTCTTCCTCTTTTAGCTTTAATCCGAACTGCTCCAAGAACCTGCAGACTTCCATTATCCTTTTGCCGTTTTTTTCGTCATATTCGGATTTGTAGTTAATAATGTAGGAATATGCATCTTCTAACTCGTCTGCTATTAATATTAACAATTGTCCTGTAATTCCAAGTCCTTCTATGTATGTCTTTGCATTCATTACATTTTCTTCAGTTTCTTCCTCATCTCCGATTGCATAATCAATCATTAAGTCTTCCCTTAACTGAATCGTCAGATTAAGAGCCACTTTCCATAGCTGTTCAAGCAATACTTCATTATTCTTCCTTCGATATTCTTCAGTTTGAATAATCTTTCTGATTTTACCTTCTGCCTGACTCACTATCCCTTTAAACATATTGTCAAGTTCATCTTTTATTGATTTCTTTTTCTTACGTTCTTCTTCCTTCTTTAACTGTTCTTCCGTCTTCTTCTCTTCCTTTGGTTCTTCATATGAATACAAATATATCCAGCCACAATTAATTCTGTAATATGCCTTGCCCGGGATTTCCACCGATTCCATTTTCTCCTTTACTTCATCAATGGTCATGTCTCTTAAATTGCTGTAAAGTAATGTATGCATTCCTCTTTTATATGTATCTGATATTGGAATCACTTCCATTTCAGGAAATCGACCTTTAAGTACCTCATATGCTGCACCTGCTTTCTTCTCCAGTTCCTTCCCTTCAAGATAACTTGCAACAAGCAATCTGATGTCCCCAGCCCTTTGTGCTTTTTTCAATATCTCGTTTCTATCATCAATATTCTTAACCTTTTCAAGCTCGTACAATTCCTTCAACGTAAGCTGAATGCTTTCATCCTTGCTTTTAAGTTCTTCACCGTCAAGCTTGGCAAGATTAAGTCTATGTCTGATGGTTTGCTTACTGAATCCTGTCTTTTCCACAAGTTCCTCTTCTGTTGAACCCAAATCCAACATCATCTGAAAGCCCTGTGCCTGTTCCCATATTTCCAAATCATCACGTTGCATATTCTCTTCAAGCATTCGACCAACCTGTTCTTCAAGAGTTAGTCCCTTAATAATTCTGCAAGGTACTTCCGTTATCCCTGCTTTCTTACAGGCTTCAAGTCTTCTATGCCCTATAAGCACAAGATACTCTCCCTTTGCATCTTCCTTTGGAACTACAGTTAAGTTCTGCATGATTCCATTCTTTTTCAAGCTGTCTGCCAGCTCGTCCACATTCTTAATACTCTTTCTTGGATTCTGTGGGTGTGGATGAATTTTCTCCGTTGGAATAGTTACCATTATTTTATTTACCTTTGCCATATACATTTACCTTCCTTTCCTATATGTCCTATATGGTCTAAACTTCATGTGTTTCTAAAATTGAACAATCTGAGCATATTCCTGATTCTTTTCTTTTAGTTGCTTTTCGATTCCGGCAATCTCTTCTTCCAGCTCTGCCATTCGTTCCGTCATAACTTCAACTACATATCTTCCTGTTTTTACCTTCATCACTGTTCACCTAAAAGTCTTAACTCCCTTGTTGCATTACTTCTTCTCAAAGCATCAATAACCTTTGCCCTATGCTTTCTTCTCTCAATGCAGGACTTACACTGACATTCTTCCTTCATAAATTTGTCTGAATATATTTCCTTTACTCTGTCCGATACAGGACTTGTTATTGTATACTTCCTTGAATTACCTGAATAAATGCATCTGACCTCTATCGTGTTATAGTATTTGTTTGAGCTTGATGCTCCAAGGTGCTCTGCCATAATTAATACATCTCCTCTACATGTTATCCCATTCCTTTAACATCTGATAAATGAGAATTACTAAACTTATTCCTACCATCACAGTTCCAAATAGGGTGGATACAATTATCCACCCCTTTGAAAATAGGAGATAGGTTATTAAAAAACTAATGACAACATTCTTGTGCCATAGTTTTTTTGCCAATATTGTTGCTTTATTTCTGTATTCCTGATACAATCTCTTATAGCGTTTTGGGCTTGAATGTACTTCTAAGCATTCAGGCTCTTTTTTTATTTCTCTTACTTCCATTCGCACTACCTCAAATCAAACATTTCTCTAATTATTTTCTTTAAATCATTCATCACTTCCTGCTTTGCTTTTTTCATCTCATTCTCTTTTTCTTCTTCTGACATTTTTGATAATTCTATGCACCTGTTAAATATTTTCATTCCTTCTGTTTCTCCAAGATCATCACAAAGCATTTTTCTAAATACTATTAATGCGTCTTCCATTTCTGTACACAAATCTATTGTTTTTCCTTCAAATCTTGTCTTCTTTTCGTCTACAACAATCATTCTCTTTCCTCTTTTCCTTGTATTTTTCCTGTTCCACTATGCAAAGGACACCTGCAACCGTAAAAAAAAACTAATTTCTTAGCGAAAAAAACATACACGGATGGGGGGATAACAGATGCCCTCTGCATAGTGGAACATTCCGACTGCTACCTTGCTGCCACGTAACCTAATCTGTCTGCAGTCTGCTTATTTAATTTCTTAGTAAACTCTTTCTTCTTTTCTTCCGGTAACTCATCCCATAGATATTCCTTACCCTGATAAATCACCACAGATACAACTTTCATCTTTACCACCTTCTTTCTAATTCATCTTATGCCTACACTGGTTGTACTTCTTCATCCCAAAGATAATTCTTGCCGAAATCCATCATAAAGTCTGATCTGTCTGATATGTTCTCCTCATAATAACGTTGAGCCATCTTCTTGTACTCAATGTCCTTAGTCTTATTCATGTGTGGACCACTATTTCCCTTGTGATGTTCCGGGCACAATGGCAAATAAAACTTATACTTATCTGCATACTTTTTCTGATATGAACCGAAAAACACGTGATGGCATTCAGCATATGGACTTCCACACACAAAGCAATGCTCCATATCATCTGTTAAAACACTTGACTTCTTCGACATCTCTTCCACCTATGCTGATTTATGCTCTCTTGCCAACTTAAGCCCCAGCATTATTCCTTCCACCTTATTTTTTTCTTCCTTTGACAACTGTTTGTACAACTTTGTACTTTCTTTTAGTTCCTGATTTTCTTTTCTTAATTCTTCTGCTGCATACATAACTTGCCACCTCCTTAAAGTACATCTCGTATTATTAAATACAGAACAACCACTAAATCTCCAAGCAACATTAAATTTATTCTTATTTGCATTCTCTGTATAATTCTTAAAAGTTCAACGTATTCCTGAAATTTTATTGGGTACATATCGTTCTCCTTTCTGCCTTTAATTTCCCTTCTTGGGCTTGTATAATATATTTACAGGTGTTACAGCACCGAGTACCCAAGAAAGGAGAATTAAAATGAATAAAAATGTTTTATTAGAATGGACTAAAGACATCACAGTTTCTGCATTATCTAAAAATGAACATACTTTAAATGAGCCTGTCGGCGATGGTGTTGCTGACTTTATGCAGAAAGTTTATGATAAGTTAGTCCAATTAAGTGAAAATAATAGTAATTAAACTATTATCATCTAACGCATTATTTTTTCATATAATGTGTAGCATAAGGTAATCATCTTTTCAGTTCGTCTGCTAATATGATTACCTTTTTCTTTTTCCAAAGCTTCCAATGTTTTATCACTTAGCTTTTCATATATATTTGTCATTTTTTCTCTTACTTCGCTAAAACTCATTTTTCCTCTCTTCCTGAACCGATTGGAACCTTATCCAATCCGATTCGGTTGAAATAATTACTTTCAACTCTTCTTCTTTCTGTTTCTTGAATCCCGGGCTAATGTTTTTTATGATTTCCCTTATTCCTATATAAATAAATCTTTGCATTGGCTCTGGTAATTCATCTCTTTTAGCTTTTAAATATCCATCCAACATTACTGCTGCTGCATATTTTTCTTTATCATCTGTCATTTCATCTCCTAAAAAAACTGTGCTAATATCAAACTTAATACAGTGAGAATTTCCAGTATCAGCAGTGCCTTTATCTTTTTCTGCATTGCTGATATTTTTTCTTTCATATCAACACATTTTATTTCCAATATGGCTAACCGATCATCAAAGCGTTTGTTGACATATTCGTGTCTTCTTATCATTTCTTTGTATTCCTTTATTTCCATAACTCCTATAGTATCCATTGCAAAATGCAATGCATCCTTCTTTGCCGAATCATTCTCTTCGGTATACATTGCTTTTAAAAGCTCTCCATATTGAATTATGTTTGTCTCATCTTCAAAAAACGTTGGTTTCATTTTTCTTCTTTCCTTTCTCCTTGCTTAAAAGGGGCAAAAACGGAACTGATTTCTTTGACCAAACTTTCTTTGCCCCGTTCCCATTCCGTCAACTAATGGGCTACTAGATTTCTTTTACATAATTACAGCAGAACTAAAACTGCTTAAGTGACGGAATACTTTAAGAAACATTTGGCGTCATCAGATGTGGCGAAAGCCTGCGGAGTATATTGGGTTAACAAATTTAGCACTTAACTGTTAGGAATGACGCTCCTAACAGTTTTTTGTTTTCTCCACTTTTTCTGTCGCCTTGATGTTCCCTTTGTCTACATATTACTCCCCATAGTCTACTTTGTCAATCACTTTTTGTTGACTATGCCAACTTTTTGTATTGTATTTTAAAAAAAGCTATGTTAATATGTTCTTATAAACAACAAAGAAAGGAGGCAATACATTGGCATCTATAGGCGAAAGAATTAAAGAATTAAGGAAGAATCAACTTGGACTTACTCTTGAAGCTTTTGGTAAAAAACTTGGCGTTGGAAAAACCGCCATTTCAAAAATTGAAAAAGGTGAACGAAATTTAACCGAACAAATGGCTAAGGCTATCTGCCGAGAATATAATGTAGACTACTTTTGGCTTACTGAAGGAAAAGGAAATCCTTTTATGGAATTTCCAACAGTGCTCATAGATCAGCTTGCATTTGAATATGACTTAGATGATTATGATAAATCCATAATCACTGAATTTGTTAAATTAACAAAGGAAGAAAGGGCTATTATTGTTAAGTACATGAAAAATGTAATAGCCGAACAAGAAAAAAAGGAACCTGATTAATGGTTCCTTAAAAAATAATATTGAATTATTTGATACAGATGTTTTAATGAATGCTCGTCCATATCGTCAAGCATTCTTATTATTAGTTCTTTTGTATCATCCATTGACTAATCCCCCTTTACTTATTCTGCATACATCTTACATTCCCAAGGGGCATTATTCAATGGTTTTTCCAATTTGTCCGTTAAAGCGGACAAATAACCCAAAAATATTTACATATTAATTCCATAATGTTAACTTAGTACTGATACAGGTCTTCTACACGACAATTAAGTGCAATAGACAGTATCCATAGTTCATTTAGCGTGGGGGATATTTTTTCATTCTCAATGTTATTTATTGTGGTTTTGGAAATCCCGCTTATTCCTTCCAACTTTCTTAAGGAATATCCGGTGTTTATTCTTATTTTCCATAATAGTACTTTCATTTTCTTTCTCCTAACGTGTATATGTATTTATTTTTATTGTAACTCATTTTTTTATAAAAAATATTGGAATAATTTTCCAGTTAGGAGATTTTATGTTACAAGGATTACTTAAAGGATTATTTTTTGCTCTGTTCTTTGATTCCGGACGTATATGTTATTATATTATTCACGGAGAATGGCCTGAAACAGATACACGTAATAAAAAACTTATACTGTATAACATTTTATGTGTTATTTGGATTATATGTATACTTTTTAGTATTATTTTTTCTGTAGAAAACATTTTATGCTGGTTTGTTGTAATAGCATTTCCTATATACGTTTTTTGGGAACGTAAAAAACATATAGTACCTAAGGATACTTCTAAACCAATTTCTGAAAAAACTGAAAAGGAATTGAAACTAATTTCTGAAAATACCGAAGCTGAATTGAAACCAATTCCTGAAAAGACTGAAAAGGAGTTGAAACCAATTCCTACAAAAACTAAAAAAGACTTCAACTTTAATCCGAATAAATATTTTGCATTATTCACTTTGTTAATAGTTGTAATTGCTATTTCATTCGTAGCTGTTAAAGTTGGATTATGGAGAGATTTAAAATACAAATATGCACTGCATACTTATGAGCAAAAAAATTACTCTTCTTCGATAGAATCATTTAAAAAGCTTGGTTCATATAAAGAAAGTAAATTTTATTATTACGATAGTATCTACAATTATGCTAAAAGTTTAATAAACAATTCTGACTATAGACAAGCTTCTGCTCAATTAAACTTACTGAAAAAATTGAAACATAGCTATGATTATAATGACTTTAATTCTTTAATGAATCAGTGCTCTTATTACTTAGATAATGCGGAAGAAAAATTTAATGCCGGCGACTACAAATCAGTTATTTCTATGCTAGAATATAATGACTACTCAAAAGCAATTACTTTATACAATAAAGCTATAGATGAACAGTATAAACTTGATGAACAATATGTTGTTTCTCTTTATAAAGAAAAAGACTACAGTGGAGCGTTTTGTGCATGGTATGATTTGCATCACGAAATTTCCGATAAATATCAAACCAAAATAATTAACAGCATTTGCAAAGAATTAATTCAAATTTATAAAGATGATTCCATTGATTTTTATGGTCATTCCGCTGAAAACGATTTACTTGGTCTTGGACATGAATATTGGACACCTACATATAAAAAATGGATGAAAGCTTATGACTACTATTATGATGAAGTTTATGATTACTAATTTATCAATCGCTTAACCATATCGGTGACTTCACCGTAATGTTAAAAAAAGAACCGGCCACAAAGGACCGGCTCCAAGAATGGTATTAACCACTCCCTAGACAAGAATGATTATACTATTTTTGGAGCACCTTTGCAAACGGTGTTATTTTTTTACCGTTTTTTTCATAAATTTACAAAAGGAGTTTCGAAATGAAGATAGGAGCTTTATATATTAGAGTATCTACAGATGATCAGTTGGAATATTCACCTGCTGCACAGCAAAAGCTGGGCTTAGACTATGCCAAGAAGAACGGTATTGTTATTCCAAAGGATTTCATCTTTGTAGACGAAGGTATTTCAGGAAGAAAGGTCAAGAACAGACCTGCCTTTCAACAATTAATATCACTTGCAAAGAGCAATGAACATCCAATAGAGGTTATTCTTGTTTGGAAGTTTTCAAGATTCGCACGTAATCAGGAAGAATCCATTGTATACAAAAATCTGCTTAAACGTGCAGGTGTTGAACTTGTGTCAATATCCGAACCTCTTCCTGATGGAGCTATAGGACAGCTTGTGGAACGTATCTTTGAATGGATGGACGAATACTATTCCATTAATTTGGGGGTTGAAGTTCTACGTGGTATGTCAGAGCGTGCACGTCAGGGCGGTTGTAACGTATCGCCACCTCTTGGCTACAAGATGGAGGATGGCTCTCCTGTTATAGTCCCAGAGCAGGCAATCATAGTGAAGAAGATATTTGACTTTTTTGTTAATGACAAGCTATCCTTCTATGATATTGCAGTAAAGTTAAATTCACTTGGTTATAAGACTAAACGTGGTGGAAATTTTCAGAACCGAACTGTTGCATACATTTTAAGAAATGAATTTTATGACCAGCAACTTGTATGGAACAAAACAGAAAAAGCTACCAGAAAGCTTAAGGATTCTTCTGAATGGATTTCTGTTAAGGGTGATTACCCAAGAATAATATCACACGAACTATGGGAAGCTGCACAGGAGAGAGACAAAGCTACAAGACGACCACGTGGCTCACGTCCTGCTTCCACATACAGACATTGGCTATCAGGAATGTTAGTATGCTCAAATTGCGGAGGCAAACTTGTACGTGTTGGAACAAACAAGTCAGGGAACACATACTTTCAATGTACCAACTACAATCACGCTTCCTGTTCTGAATCTCACAGCACTAACGCACGTGTTATTCAGTCTGCAATACTTGAATCTTTCAAGGATGTAATATCTTCCGGCAATGTTGTTTACAATGCCACTGCCACGAAAAAGGATGATTCCGAGCGTGCATTGATTGAAGACAGCATTAAGAAGATTTCATTTAAAGAAGCAAGAATTAAGCAGGCTTACCGTGATGGCATAGACACCATTGAAGAATACAAGGAAAACAAACGTATTCTTTCCGAGGAAAAAGCTAACCTTGAACGGATGTTATCAGAATTAAAAGACGATAATGCAGAACAAACATTATTGCTAAAAAAAATACGTTCCGCTTATGACATCATTGCATCTGATGAAACAAGCGAAACGCAAAAGCACGAAGCACTTACCAGTGTCGTTCAAAAGATAGTTTTCAATAAAAAAGAGGAAAAATTCACTCTTTACTATTTTATCAATTACTAGAACCCCTTTATTTATCGGGGTTTGAGCCGTTATACGTTCTTGCAGTATGGGGGTCCTGACGGAGAATCCGCGGCCGCAATGCGTTATATGTCACAGAAATTTGCAATGAAAAACCCTAAAGTTGCAGGTTTAATCAACGATATTGCGGTGGAAGAACTTGGGCATCTCGAAATGGTCGGCTCCATTGTTTCCCAGCTTGTAAAAGACCTTCCTTGTGATGATATTGACCTTGCTGGCTTTGAGAAATACTATGTCGACCACACTTTGGGCGTATGGCCACAGTCTGCCGGAGGTGTTCCTTTCTCAGCTACTACCTTCCAATCTTGTGGTGATCCTATTGCAGACCTTATAGAAGATATGGCTGCGGAACAAAAAGCCAGAAAAACATACGATAATATCCTAGCTCTTGTAAAAGAAAGTGATGTTCGAGAACCTATTAAATTCTTAAGAGCAAGAGAAATTGTTCATTTTCAACGTTTTGGCGAAGCTCTACGAATGGTAACTGAAGACATGGACAAAAAGAACTTCTATGCTTTCAATCCAAGCAGTTGTATAAAATAG